ACGATTCCACAAAACGATTGGGTATTAAGTCTGTTACAATTGCTAACACTGGCACCGGTTATTCCAATGGCGTTGTTGTAATCACCGGCGGCGGCACAGATAACATTGCTGCCACAATTCGTGCCAATGTTAATTCAATTACTGGCGCTATCACTACAGTTAATATTACTTCTCGTGGTGCTTATACTTCAGTGCCAACTCTTAATGTACAGGCACTTGGAGGTTCCAGTGCAAGTTTAATTGCGGTACTTGATGATCCAACAAACTCCATATCCAATGGAGAATCGTTTAATGTTTCTGTTCAATTTAGAAGTCTCACAACAGGAAATACGGTTGATTATGGATTGATTACGATTAATCCTGGCATTGAGATTCGTGTTAAGGGTTACAGTAACGTGTCGACTGCCGGTATATTGTTACCTGGTGATATATCACAAAATGTTGGCAATTCTACAAATAGGCCAATGATTAATGAGTTTAATGGTCCGTATGCAATTGTGGATCCTGCAGCAACCGGCACAGAAAAATGGACATTTAGAAACCTAAGTGCCAACTCACTCAATATTGTAAGTGTTATTGAAACAACCAACTCTTTGAGTACAAACAGCAATACTCATATGAATGTTCAGTTGTATCAGGCCAGTACACCAAATGTAATAAATGTAAATGATTCGGTGTTGTGGTATGCTAATGTTAAACCTCTGGTTGAATTCCCAAATGTTTCTACCTTCTTGGTAACAACAGAAGACGGACAACAAAGAACCATCACAATTGGTATTGATCGTGGCCTTGTTGATGATTCAAATCTGTATAATGAAATTGTGAACAGTAATCCTGACATTATTGTAACAAACTCGCCATTCGATATTCGTGTATTTGGTGCCAAGCCAAATACCGCTTACACTTACTCTGGACCTAATATTTCTGGAACAGGATTTGTTTTGCCAAATGGTTATTCATTGATTGCGAATACTACAATCACAAATACAGGATCTTACACCTATACAATTAACTTTGACGGAACCAACCATAGAAGAACATTGACCAAAGTCATCACCTCCTAAACTGGCATAAATAGACGATGGCAACAATCAGAACAAATATAGCTCGTCAATTTAAAGACCTGGATCTAAATTTTACGATTCATCCTTTGAAAAAGGATATTAACAAAAATTTAGACCAAGTTGCCGTGATAAATGCAATTAAAAACTTGGTTTTAACAAGCCACTATGAAAAACCATTTAATCCAGACTACGGATCAAATGTAAGAAAACTTTTGTTTGAAACTGTTGATATTGTTACGGCCTCAGCAATTGAAAGAGAAATACAACAAACAATACAAAACTATGAGCCGAGAGTGAATTTGATAAGTGTTTCGGTGATTCCAAATGTTGACAATAATGCTTTTAGTGTGCAAATGTATTTTTACATAGTAAATCAAACAAATCCAGTTACAGTAAGCTTTTTACTAGAGAGAACACGATAAATGGCAACAAATCGTTTAACGGTCACCGACCTAGATTTTGATACGATTAAAACGAACCTGAAGAACTATTTAAAATCTCAGTCTGAATTTACCGACTATGATTTTGAAGCTTCTGGTTTGAATGTTCTTCTGGATGTTCTTGCATATAATACACATTACAATGCTTACTACTTAAATATGGTTGCCAATGAGGCATTCATGGATACTGCTGTTCTTCGTAGCTCTGTGGTGTCTCATGCTAAGAGTTTAGGTTATGTGCCACAGTCTACAACTGCGCCCCGTGCTATTATTGACTTGACCATTCCAACTGGTTCTAACACGGCAGACTCACTAACTCTTCCAAGAGGCTTTAATTTTAGAACTAATCTTTTAGACAATTCAACTTACAACTATACACTTTTAACCGACACAACTGTAGATAAAGTTGGATCTGATTTTGTTTTTAGAAATTTAAGCATTTATGAGGGTGAATTAATTAGTTACAATTACACTTATAATTCGGCTACAAATCCAAAAGCTATTTTTCCAATTCCTGATGCTAATGTAGACACAACTTCAATTGTTGTTACAGTTCAAGTTTCGTCAAGTAATTTGTCATCTGCTACTTATAGTTTAGCTACGGATGTTTTAGATGTAACATCTAGTTCTGAAGTCTATTTCTTACAAGAAGGACAAGATGGCAAGTATGAAATTTATTTTGGAGACGCTTTCGTTGGTAAAAAGTTAACTGATGGAAATATTGTTAACATGAGTTATTTGGTGACTTCGGGATCGGCTTCAAATAAATCAAATAATTTTGTTACAACTTCTTCGGTTTCTCCGTACACCGTATATAACATAACGCCAGTTCAACAATCAGCTGGAGGTGCTGAACGAGAATCTGTTGATAGTGTTAAATTAAATTCCACTTTACAATTTGCCACACAGAACAGATTAGTTACAACAAAAGATTATGAAAGTTACATCAAAAAAACTTATGGTGCTGTTGATTCTGTTTCAGTTTGGGGTGGCCAAGAAGAAATTCCTCCAGTTTATGGTAAAGTTTTTATTTCAATTAAACCAAAAACAAATTATTTTTTAACTGATGCTGAAAAAACACGAATTATAGAAGAGATTGTAAAGCCAAAATCAATTGTTGCTGTCAGTGCAGAAATACGTGATCCAGAATATTTGTATTTAAAATTGGCAAACAAAATTTTGCTTGATCGCAAAAAGACCTCTCTAAGTGACGAACAACTTAAAAATTTAATTCGTTCTGCCGTTTTTTCTTATTCTGATTTAAATTTGAATAAGTTTGATTCCACATTTGTTCTTTCTAAAGCACAAGATAGTATAGATGGTGTAGATTTAAATTCGATTGTTGGTTCAGAAACCACATTGAGACTTGAGAAAAGATTTACGCCGGATTTGAACAATAGTAAAACATACAGCATTAAATACAATGCTAAATTGCATCGTGGTACAATTTTAAACCGACTAACTTCTTCAGAATTTACTGTTAATGATTCTTTGGGCACTTTAAGAACTGCTATTATTGAAGAAGTGCCAGAGTCTTATACCGGCCTTTCGAGAATAGATGTTACTGATGCTGGTTTTGGTTACACTTCGCCACCCACAGTTACGATTACAGGTGATGGTACTGGAGCTACGGCTGTCGCTACAATCGTTAATGGTAGAGTAACTGCTGTCACAATTACAAATCGAGGTATAAATTATAGTAGAGCGGTTGTGTCTTTTTCTGGCGGTGATGGTTATGGCGCAACTGCAATTGCTGTGTTAGATGGTCGTTTTGGTACTCTAAGAACGGTTTATTTTAATGAATTGTCGGAAAGACAAATAATTAATTCTAACGCTGGCACAATCGATTACGATACTGGTGAAGTTACGATTACCAATTTAAGAGTTTTATCTGTTTTAACTTCAGATGGCGACATAAGAGTTGATATTGAATCTGAGGATGGTATTATTTCGTCTATACGAAACACAATTATAACAATTGATCAAACAGATTCAACTGTTGTAACTACTGAAATAACTGCTGTATAAGATGGATAAAAAAACTTCAATTTTAATCAACGGACAACTACCTGAATTTGTTCGTGATGAATATCCGCTTTTTGGTACTTTTTTGGAAGCTTACTATGAATTTTTGGAAAATAAACAAGGTACCAACAAGAACGATTTAACTTTTCAAGCTAAAAAGCTAAAGACCATTACGGATGTCGATCAATCTATCGATGAGTTTGAAGAATATTTTCTTAATACTTACGCTTCTTTAGTTCCTGTTGAAGCGCAAGGAAACAAAGATTTACTAATCAAAAATATATTGCCACTATATCAGGCTAAAGGTTCTGAAAGTTCTTTTAAATTACTATTTCGTTTTTTATTTGCTGAAGAACCAACTATTTTTTATCCAAAAGACAGTATTCTTCGTGCATCTTCTGGCGAATGGAAGATTGATAACTCAATTAAAGTCTCAACCGACATTTCTTCTTTTTATACTGCTGATGGTAATACAAAACAGTTCGTAACTATTTCACAATTACCATCTGCAAATGTGGATGTGTATCTTAATGGCACATTAACAACCACAGGATTTAAAGTATTAAAAGAATACAATTTAATTGAATTTGATTCAAATTTGGCGGCAAACACCAAACTTGAAATTTTTTATGATTCTGTTGACAGAAATATTTTTAATAATAGAAAAATAACTGGAGTAACATCTGGCGCAACAACAGTTGTAGAAAAAGTATTTCGTAGATTTTTAAATAATTTTGAAATATTTGAGTTGTTTGTAGACAATAAAACTACAGAAGGTGAATTTGAAGTTGCTGAAAATTTAGAGACAGCTGTTTTTGTTGGAGAAACACTTGTCGATGTTAGAATGCGAAGTGTTTCTGAAATAAAAGAAATTACAATTGTAAACTCTGGTTCAAATTATAACATTGGTGATCCAGTCATTATAACCGCACCTCGATCTTTAAGAACTCCTCAAGCTGTAGTGTCGAGTGTATCAAAAGGTGTCATTGACTCTATAACAATTTTAAATGGCGGCGCTGGTTTTAAAATAAATGCGCCAATTAGTGCTGATGGCTTTGGTAAGCCATTTGTTGACATAGATGTTATTTCTGTTACAACAACTTCAGCAAACTCTGCAAACACTTTTAGAATTTTTTCTGATGTTATATCAGACATTGATCCAGCTAACACTTATATAAATGCTGCATCTTATGGACTGAGTGGGCTTTATTCTGGCAATTCAAATAGTGTAATACGACATACCTTTTCTAATACTGCTTATACAAACATTGGAGAAGTCATTGGCGTTCAAATCAACTCAGTTCAAGTTAACTTCTCTTCAATTCCATCTTTCGATGTTGAGTCTGCAAATTTGGTGATTGCAAACATTGGTTCAACACTAAGCAACACAACCGTTTACATTAAAAGTTTTGGTTCTTTAGGCAAAACAGCTATTCATAATGGCGGTTCAGGTTATAGTATTGGTGACGAATTGGTTTTTACAAATCAATCAGGAAGTTATGGCGTTGGAGCTGCAGCTGAAGTGAGGGACATTGATGCTAACGGTGTTATCGAAAAAATAGAATTTGTTCCAACAAAAATAATTGGCACAGCAAATGTCTTTACAACAAACGCAAATGTAATTGGAACTGGCACTTCATTTGATAGTGAACTTATTGTTGGTGATCAAATAATGGTTAATGGTGAAGTAAAAGTAGTTAGCACTATTACTTCGAATGTCTTAATGTCAGTAAATACAGCTTTTTCTTCAAATGCTACTACAAAACCTGTTAGAGTTTACGGCACCTATTTAATAGGTGGCCAGGGGTACACACAAGATAAATTACCAACAATCACAATCAACTCTTCTGGCGGTTCAAATGCTAATGTTGAAGTTATTGCTATTATGGGTGATGGCGAAGAATTTACTGCGAATATTGGAACTAAAAAACCTGGCGGCATTGAAAGTGTATTAATTTTAGATGCGGGTAAAGGTTTAAAATCTGTTCCAGAGCTTGACATGACTAGAAGTGGAGATGGCACAGCAGTTCTTGAAGCGTCTTTAATACCAACTATTGAAGAGTTTCCAGGAAAATGGACAAGTCAAAAAGGTTTAGTGTCTTCATCATATACTAAATTACAAGGCAAAGACTACTACATTGACTATTCTTATGTGGTTGTTTCAAATATTCAGTTTCAAAAATACAAACAAGTTTTGAAAGAATTGCTACATCCGGCTGGTTTAATTGCATACTCTGAAGTAACCAAACTTGATGAAATAGAAGAAACACCAGTAAAAGTTTATTCGGAAATATCTCAAGGCTCAGTATAAATAAGAAATTATGCCAACATATTTAAGAAAAACATCAAATTATACTGCAAATGTCGGTGATTATATTATTGCCGACACTTCGACTGGATCGTTCACAATCACATTGCCTGCTTCTCCGACAACTGGAGATTTTGTTCAAATTGTAGATGGCGCTAACTGGGAAACATACAATTTACTTGTTGATCGAAACGGTTCAACAATTGAAGGAAATGCAGACAATGTGTTATTGGATTTGGCTGGAGTTAAAGCAGAATTCGTATATGATTCCACAACTTGGGAACTTTTCATCTCCGATATTGCGGTGGAACCGGAGGGAACAAAGTACACCTCAAAAAAGTTAAGGTTCAATAACGCTGAACAGTTTAAAGAAGGTTTTTCCGAAACAAACGCATCAGTTGGATATGTCTATCTTGGAAGACATTTGGTTTGGGATAGCCCGTCAGCGCCAGATGTTCTTACCGACACCGTAGCTGCAGAAAAATCAATATGGAACAACATGATTGCAGCTAAAAAAGTAACTGGGAATGATGTAGAATTTGTTATACCAAAAAATACTTGGGCAGCAAACAACAAATATATTCAGTTTGATGATACTTTGACATTAGATACACTTTTAACTTCTAACTCAAGACAAAATTTATATTCTTGTTATGTTTACAATTCGGAGAGAAATGTTTACAAATGTTTGTCTAATAATTTAAGTTCGAACTCTACAGTAGAACCTCTTGGCACAAATTTAGGTAATCGTGGTATTATTGAAACTGGTGATGGTTATTTGTGGAAGTACATGTACAATGTGCAAGCCGCCAACAAATTTTTAGCAAATGTTTGGTTGCCAGCACCTGCTTCGATTGATCAGTTAGAATATAACGGTAGTGCAAATGCTACAATAGATGGTGAAATAACAACAATCGTAGTTCAAACTGCTGGATCTGGTTATTACAATACTAATGCAAATGTATCTTCTTTTAACACTTCTTGCTCGGTGTTGACTGTTGAAGCAGCTGTTGATATGGCTAACTTGATAGTGACCAACATGGCAGTGACTGGTAATGGTATATTAGCAAACACCTATATTACAGCTGTTGATTTGGTAAACAGAAAAATTAATCTTTCTTATGCGACCGCTTCAGCAGGTGGCGGAACAAGTAATACTTTATCATTCAAAACTAGAGTTGTCGTTGATGGTGATGGTTCTGGCGCTGTAGCCACTGCTAACATTGGTGGAAATACTCAAATATCAAACATAACATTGACTAGTTATGGCAGAGGATACACATATGCTAATGTGAATATTTACGGTACAGCAACAGGTTTAAACGTAGCTAGTGCTCGTGCCATCATTGGACCAAAATACGGTCATGGTTATAACCCCGCTAAAGAATTGGGTGGTCATAATGTTATGATTGCTCTTAAAATTGGTGAAGGTGACACAACAGAAGGTAATGTAATTTCAGCTAATACATCATTTAGACAATATGGATTACTCCGCAACCCACATAAATATGGTGCAAATACGCCAGTAACATATGCAAATTCAAACACAGTTATTTCTCAAACCACATCTTTAACTTTAATTGCGGGTTCGGATTATCAAGTG